CAGTCTTGCTTGTTACCAGAGTTGCCGCCGCCCACGCTTCAGTGATAAATGCAACCGACATCACCGCTGACAAAAATGCTACAAATAAAATGTTTCTTTTCATTATAATACCCTCCAAAGTTCAATGGTTGCGTATACTTCGTCTCGCCCGCCAATATCTGATGGGTTTCCGAATCCAGTTGTTGCCTGTGTAGAATTACAATAATGCTGAACTTCAAGCACGCTCTGAACTGCTATTGTAAACTTACCGCTTATTAATGAAGCTGTCTGCATGCTAGTCGATGATGTACTATCACAGCTTGTGCCATTTAATAAAACAGCAGCACCGGTTGTGTCGTATAGCCTTGTTGCATGTTTATTTACCTTAAACCCAGGGGCTTGTGCTGAACAAACATACGTTCCAGCTTCAAGCGTTATCTGATTTGCTGCAATTGTTGCCATGCCTTCACTGTCTGAATCCTCTGTGTTTAAATCCCGTGTTCTCCATGCGCCCTGCGTGAAAGTACCACCATCGGTTGTACTTGCTTTTGTGTCAGACCACTTCCCGTATGCGTCAAACAATCCGGTTACGGGGTCTGCGGCTCTTTTCTTGCCAATAAAAAGCCATGAATTAAGAGCCACGCTATAAATGAATTCGTGATAGTGGTTGGTGTCAATCAAACCAGGAGCAAGGGGTGCAGTTGTCATCTGTATAATTGCCTTTGCACCCAAAAGCGAACCGGCAGTCTGCCCAAAATCCAAAGTGCTTGCACCAGTGTTTGCAAAAGCTGGAAGAAACGATATTATTGCGCCGTTCATTTGTGCGTAGTCTGTCGGCACTACAAGGCCACCGCTGCCAGTAATAGGAGTTACAATATAGGCATCAGCAATGCCGCTATCTTGGAACGTCTGCGCCGATATCCCGTTAATGAATTGCGCCGTTGCAATCTGTGTGAAAATCTCAGAAGTGCCATCTTGAACAGCCGGTGTCTGACCTGATTTCAATACCGAATTTGTAATTTCACTAAGGGCTGAATTGGTTTCCCCTGCGCCTAATTTTGTAGCGGTAATAGAATCCGCAACATCTGGATCATTAATTTTAGTTTGATAATCTCTAGCCATTATTCCTCCTACTCAGATACAAATTGAATTAAAAGTATTACATTTGAAGGCATTACCTTATTCATAACGCACAATAGCTTACTTTCATCTATTCCATTTGAAAACGGTATTTCAAAAGTATACTCAAACGTTTCGCCGCCTGTGACAACTTCAGCAATGATTATAAATTTCGGGTTTGATAAAAACTCATTTATAAGTGATTCAGTATCGAAACCCCAAAGACCACCGGCAATAATGCCTTCTGAAATAGTGCCGCTTGAAAGTGTAGCGCCGACCTGTGTATCAGATACGAATGATGTTATTAAGAGTGCAGCAGTCGTTGAACCCGCAACGTCAATAACTTCTATCGTGTCGCCTATGTGGCCTACCTCAAAATAAGAGCTTGCAGAATTTAGTACATAGCCTGCCACTGGCGTGATTGCTTCCGTGCTGAAATCCCATGTGCCGCCTGCCCATACAGTTTCAACCAATGCACCGCTTATTAAATTAACTCCAACAACGGTTGTGCTTGTGGTTGACATTATTTCAAACAGGTTTAATTGATCGCCGTTTGCATCTATGGTTTTGATAAATTTCCCATCATCAGCACCGCCGCCATCAAAGTATGCACCCGCTGCGGTCATAAAATAATCGCCAAAAGTAGAAACCGGGTCAGTTGAAAACCCCCACAGACCACCAAGGACTATTCCAGCGGTAAACGTACCGCTGATTTTTGAAAGGGTTAAGATGTTACCAACTACATTATATGATGTTACCAAAAAACCAACTGTGGTTTCGGAAGTAATCACAAGTATTATTTTTCCAATATCGCCAACCACAAAAGAATCATTTGCATCGTGTGCCGTATATGTTGTCCCCGAAACCAGAGTAAATGTGCAGTCATTCCCGAGAGTTGCAGCAAAACCCGTATCCACTGGATTTGTCGTGCGGGTTAGGTTGCCAATAGGAATAGTATTTGGGTAAAAGGCATCAGCGCCAACCGCAACAGTCAAATCATTATTCTCTGTGCTTGCATACGCTGGTTGTAAGGTGCTTGCAGGGATTAGCCGAACCTCAATATCGGGAACTTTGCGGTCAATGTATGCCTGCATTTCGGCAAGCGTGACAGTAGGCGTTTTGCGTAGTTTCTCAATGACTGCTTCTCTGCGCTGTGCAAGCGTACCAACCGTACCGTCAAAGCATGAATCAGGGATGCCCACAGATGTTTCCCAATCGGGCAGCAGTTCAACCGTGTTGTTTATATTGAACTCACCTGCAAGCAATTCAATCTGTTGCTGCGCTCTGTTCGGTGCAACCGCTAAAGAATTAATCAGCTTGCGTGTGTTGGAACCGTCAATGTTCTTTGACCCCCACGCCTTGCCTTCAGGTAGACTGTCGGCCATTTGCTGCGATGTGCTTAATGGTGCTGTGAATATGTCAGCCATGATTTTCCTATATCGAAAATGTCAATGCGCCAAGTGATGCAATTTCGCCGTCTGTAACGGTTATATCTCCTGATGGTGTTGACAGTGCAAACGATACTATGAAAGCACCTGTTTCAAGGTCTTGCGTGTTCTGTATTGCGCCTAAATAACTTGCTTCAGTAACGTCCTGTTCAAATTCCGCAGTATCTTCAAAGAACGCAATCAATTGATTCTCAACCGCTGTTCTCATTGTCGGCGTGTCGGGGCTTAGTGCTGTGAAATCAAAATCAGTTGCTACAAGTGTCGGCCCCTGCACAAATATATCAGCTTCAGCAGTATTGGCAGGCATTGCGCCATCATCAATTATGGCCTGCTTTGTTGTTGCAAGCACAGAAGCGGAAGGTATGATATTTGCATCATTATCACGCAAGACAAAAGCTGATACCTGTCCAGGTTCGGGGTCAAGATACCCACCGCCTGCGCCATATGTTGCTTTCTTAACGAATACCCTTGTGTTTCCTGTTACTGATAGCCCTGCGAGTTTCACTTGGTCAGGTGTAAAAACACCGCTTATAATTGAGCGTGAAAGCATTATCCTTGCTCTGTATGGTTCGTCTAATTCCTCTGCTGCGCCACCCGTTAAACCGTCAAACTGCACAAGCGCCGTTCCGTATGTTTCGCTTACAAGCTGTGCGCCGGTACTTAAATTAGTATCCGTTCCGGTTTCCTGCGCTTCAACAGGTATGCTTGCCATGTTTAAATCATATACAGGTGATCCGGTTGCGGGGGTTGCAGGCGTGCCCGCTACTTGATACGTATAGGTATCTCTGCCCGTAACAGTAATAACGGCGGCAACGTTGTATTCTGGTTGTGTCGCACCGCTTACAGTAACAGTCATTCCCGTTGCAAGTGTATGCTCTGAAGCCGTTGTGGCTGTTGCCGTTGAGCCTGAGCGTGTAATGCCGATTACCTGATTAACCGCCACGATTGTACTAACGGCAGTTGACTTGTATATAATGCCGTTGCTGCCTGTGAGTGATGTCAGTGCGGGGATAACTGTTGTAACCGGAACCGTGCTATCGTCAAGCGAAGCAAACCCCGTAGCGCCAGTTGCAGGGTTGCGTTCTAAGTCCTCATACCCGCCCCACAAATCAAGGAACTCATCCGTTGCAAACTGTGGAAACATCTGCTTTTCAAGGTCACGCACAACAAACATGATGGCCTGTGCAAGCACTGCATTACCGTCTGCAAATGATGTCGCCCACTTGCCAAATACTGTCGGGTCAACATCCGGCAACTGCACACGAAATTCAGCCCGTATCTGCCCTACAAGTTCTTCAAATTCTGGATAGGTTAAGCTCATGATATAGCCCTTGAAAAGTCGGTATCACGCCATAGCGTTACATACCGCAACACTGTATTGTCAACCGTTGTTATATTTGTGAAAATCTTAATTGAACGGGGGTCTGTTTGCTTTACTGTTACCTCAACTGACCGAGCAACGTTGTCGTCTGTCATCCATTGCAGGCAGTCCATTGCAAACTGCCTTGCTAAGTTCAGCGTATCTTCTGTGATGCGTGCTTGATCTAACACCCAGAGCAACCCGCCAATTTCACGCCCGTTGTCAAGGTATAGAATGTTACCAACCCAACCCCGCCGGTTTTGTGCTTCTTGAACC